GGAAGTTGCGGATCGCCTCGATGTCGGTGTCGCTCATGATCTCGAATGCACCGTCGAACTCTGCCGCCTCGGGCTCCTGAGCGAACCCGCTGAGCGTGCCGCTCGCGTACTTTGGCTCAGCCTTGAACCCGCCGAGCTTGAGCGTCGCGCCGGGCTTGGTGCGGTAGTCGACGTCATTGAGCGTGACCCGCGGAATGTTGAAGACTCTCGCCATTGCTTATCCCTCGCGCGCAAGCGCTCAGACGATGAACGACCACTTGATCGAGATGCCGCGGAACTGGTTCACGAAGTCCGGGCCCGCTTGGCAGACCAGGCGATTCACATCGCTTGGGTCGATGTCGCAGATCAGTTCGTCGAGGAACTGCTGCTTGCTGCCGATCTCGACCCAACCCTCGCTCGCCCAGATGTCGTAGCGACCTGCGAGAAAGCCCTTCATCCCGGCGGGCGTCAGGATCGGTTGCCCTGGTGGTAACTGCTGGCCGTTCACCGGGTCTTTCGCGAGCTTGTAACGGGCGTACCGCAGCGCGATCGACGTGTTGCCGTCGTAGCGAATCGCGGACGCAGTGAGCACCGTTTCGAGGTCGAGCAGCGAAGTGTCGAGCACGCCCTGCGCATTGCGCTGGTACGTCGTAACCATGCGCTCGAGCGTTACGAGGCCACTCGCGTCGACCCGGTGCGTTGCAATCCCGGTGTGGAGCAGGAGATTGCGATCAGCGTCACCCCACTGGTCTTTCGACTGCGCCGGGTAAATGCCGAGCAGCGGAACCGTCTGCAGCGGGAGCGCAGGATCGCCGCTCTGGCCAGCAACGGCGGCGCAAGCGGCTGCGGCCCAGAGCCACGACGGCGACGGAGACAGGTTCGCGCCCATAATCACGGTGAACGCGGAGTTGCGGCTTGCACCGAGCGTGCTCGCGGTGCCGTGCGATCCGACGCTCGCCGCGAACGCGACGCCATCGATTTGGCGCATGCCGCCCCAGCGGTCGAGCAGCTCTTGCTCAAGCGCGGTGAGGTTCGTCGCGTCGGTCCAGGGATTGGCGATCTTATCGAACCAGGTCACATCCCCGATTGCACCGAGGATGGAGTTGACGTCGGGATTGCCGGCACCCGACACGCCATTCGCGATCGTGAGCGTCACGCCGGGGACGTCATCGTCGCCCGCGTTGTAATTCACTCTGGCATCTGCGACTTCGACGCCCTTCCACTTCATGGTGAGCGTCACGACGTTGGTCGCGACGGTCGACACGAAGGGCATGCGCGCGTATTGCGCGTGACCCTGGATCGCCGTGTTGATCGCAGCGGCCATCGCGTTCTGTGCGTCGCCGCTGGTCACCGAGACCGGGATGTAAAAGCCGCCTTCGATGTACAGGTTGATCGACTTGGTCGCACCAGCGGTGCCTGTAACCGTGATCGTCTTGGTGCCCTTGGTGCCGCTCGCGTTCTCGTTGATCGCGCAAGCCCACATCTCGGTCTGAGAGTTGTTTCGCTTCGCGATGCGGCACATCTCGGCGAGCTGTGAGCCGACGCCGAAGTAGCCCTCGGCTTGCGCGCCGCTGAGGATTTGCTTGGGGGTGAGCTCGGCCACGGTGCCCGTCGTGAGCCGAATGCCCATCAGCAAGATCTTCGTCGGGCGGTCCTGCACACCAACGACCTCGCGCGAAGTGTCGAACTCCGCGTGGTTGGTGTTGGTGCGGATGCCAGATGTGATCGTGTCAAACGAGACGCTGGTCATGCGGACTCCTTCTCGCGCTTGCCGGCGCTCGGAACCGACGCTTCAACCCAGTCGCCATCGCGCAGCCGGCGGCGCGTCGTGCGATCGAGGTCGACCCATTCGCCCGCCGCATTCAGCGGGCGCATCGTCGCCGGATTCAGGGTAGTAATCGGCTTCCCGTCATCACCCACCTTGGGCTTGACGAACTTTCTCTCTGCCATGCTCGAGCTCCCGTCAGGTCGGAAGGATCACGTTCATTTCGATGAGCGGCTCGCCGTCGTCCGGGCATTCGGGCGGCTTGTCGAAGCTCATGTGGAAGCGGAGGAAATCGTTTAGCGCCGAGGCGTCGCCTTCATCCGGCGTGTGCGTGACGGCGATTTGCGCGAAGAAGATCGGGTGTCGCGCACGCATGTCGGGCACGTCGTCGCGACCGCCTTCGACGAGCGTGTACTGGAGCACGCGCGCCTCTTCGCCGTCGGCCCAGATGCCTGCTGGTGAGAGCACGTCGGCGCCACCGCTCACTGCAGGATGACTCCCTGCGAGCACTGCTCGCGAGAGCGAGCGCCAGACCGCCGACAGCGTTGGCCACCGCGCGGCCCGTCCGTCGACACTCGTGCTCGGAAGCGCGTACTCGAACCCCACGGTGATGTCATCGACGAGCTGCGTGGAGCTCTGCCGGCGCGTCCGCTCGTTCACGCGGTGCACACACAGCGCGGGCAGCTGAGACGCTGGGATCGTGAAGAGGTTGCGCGGGTCAGAATAGACCGCAACGAGCACGTCCGCGCCGAGGTCGGCCTGGATGGCACCACGGGCGAGCGCCGCGATCGCGGCGATCGGCGCGTCGCTTTGGTCGTCGATGCTCATGCCTCGACTTCGAAGCCGGACTTCTCAAACGCGCGCACAAGACCGTGCACGGTCTGGTGCAGGACCTGCGGGAAGCACTGCTCAAGCGCGCCTTTCAGGAAGTAGCGCGGCTTGGTGCCAGGGTGCCGCACGCTGCGCCTGAACACGTAGCGCCCGTCCCTGCCTCTGAAGCGCAGAGCCTTGCGGCGCGTGGCGCGAATCGAATGCTCTCTCGTCCCGTCCTCGACGAACTTCGCATAAGGCGCGTCCGCCACGACGTCGACGTGCAAGTCGCCTTGCGTGAACGTGCCGCCGACCGGCTCGGCGTGAATCGAGCCCGTCAGGTCAAACGTGTGGTCGACGTAGTTGTGGAACGATCGCGCGCGATCGCTGACGAAATCGCCCGCTTGCTGCATCGCGAGCGCGAGCGACTCGTCGAGATTCTGATCGAGCGCCCGCATCGCCTCGGCGAGCGGACTTAGATCGAGTGCGACCCGAATCATCCGAAGTCCCCCCAGTTGCCAGAGAAGCGTCGGCCGCTACTGCAGGTGCTATCCGGGATGTCGCCCGAGGTCTGTACGGCCTCGTCGGGCGTCGGCGAAACGCCCGCGGGCGCGAGGTCGCGCTTGGCGATCCGCGTGAGCCACTTTTGAGCGTCGTCCCAGCCTTTGACAACTAGCTCGTCGATCCCGGCGCCCGCGAACCCGGGCGAGAGCATGATGTGATAGGCCGCGATCGCTGCGGCTCGCACACGCACCGACGGGGACCACTCGGTGATCGGGCCGTCGCCGACGTTCAAGAGGGCGTCTTCGACGTCGGCGCTCCCTTTGATGAGCGCCTCGGCGATGAGCTCGTCGCTTGCTTCGGAGAGCTGGCGTGCGGGCATCGCCAAGCGAAGGTCTTGGCGCGTCGCAAATACCGTGTGAGCTTGGCCAGCGACCGAGAACACGGCGCTGGTGCCCGACGGCCACGTCACGCGCAGGTGGCGGTCGCAGCCAAAGAACGACTTGGTCTGCGCCCCAGAGCTCGCGGTGATTGCGTCGAAGGTGCCGAGGTTCCGCCAGCTCGTCCCGTCGGGGGACGTCTGCAGGGTCACTGCAAGCGTCCCCACGACCTGCTGTGCGCTCAAGGTCAGTTCGGCCGCGGTTCGAAGCGGTTCGATGTCGCGGTCCGGACCCGAACCGGATCCAGACTCCGCCCCAAACGCGTGCAAGATGACCGCAAGCGCGTTGGCCATCTCAGACCTTTTCGAACTCGTCGCGGCCCTTGCGCGCTTCGAACTCTTCTTCGCTGATCGTGAATACCTGGCCTTCCGTGTAGGCCATGCCCCCGACGAGAACGGTCTTCTTCGCCTTCACCCGAATCGATCCTTGCGGAATCGGGTCAGCGTCGGCATCGGACTTGCTTTGCGGGGCATCGCCCGTCGTAGGCTTGGCGCGTGTGGCCGAGCCCGGGCGACCCGACGCGTCACCATCGGGCTCGTTGGTGGTCGGGCCCGCGGGCGCTTTGGGTCCGAGCGAGCCTTCTGGATTGGTCACGCCGGGAAAGCCGGCGTTCGGATCCTCATCACGCTTCTTCATGACCATGACAGCACCTCAGTCGGTTTGGGTTTGCATCACGACACAACGCTGGTGATCAGGAACCCAGCGTCGGGCGCGACGATCTTGTGGTCTTCGCTGACCGACACGCGCGACCAGATGCCGCCACGCTTGGAGATGCCAGGGTCCGGCCACTCTGTGGTGAACGGGTCGCCGTTCTCGCGGAACGTTGTGCCGAAGTGCAGCGAACGAACGCTGGGATTGTCGGCCACGGCGAGCACGCCGAAGACCTTGCTCGTGAGCATGCGGCCGTATGAAGCGCTCTGACCGCTGTTGGCGGTATCTTCACGAGCTCGGCTCACGTAGATGTCATCGAGCCCGAAGAAGCGCGCGACTTGCGTCGTGGTCGCAAGGCCGTTCTCGGTGTACTT